GAGAATTGAGGTCTAACACATGAAGAAGTTAAAATATTAAGATTAGCAGACAACAGAATTGCTGAGATGGGTGATTGGGATATGGATTTGGTAATTGAAGAATTAAACGAAATTAATGAGGAAATATTAAATAATGAAGGAATAGCTACAACTCAGGATTTACAGAAAATATTAGATGAGTGTTATCCTAATCAGAACATTAATTCATTAATTTATTTAAAATTTAAATTAAATGACACCAACTAAAAAATTCATTCAAGAAAAAGCTAAAAAGCCTAAAATTGCTTATATAATTACTGATAAGTATTTTCCTGATCTTGAGGTTGTTGATAGTTCAAATGCGTGGTGGTTAAGTCGTGGAAAGACCGAAAGATTAATTTCAGCTTTTAAGATTGATTCCTCGGTAATGGAGGCTTGTGTGTACGCAGGAATAACGCTAGACCAGTATAAATACTTTTGTCAAGTACACGCTTCGTTTTCCACCATAAAACAGCTTTGTAGCGAGTTGCCGTGTCTACAAGCAAGGCAGGAAGTAGTTAAGGGCATAAAAGATGATAAAGAATTTTCACTAAAATATCTTGAACGAAAAAAGAAAAAAGAATTTGGATTGAAGGGTGATTTTGACGAATTGACCGAAAATGGTTTTAATTTAAAAATTGAGATTTTTAAAAATGAAGGAAATAAAATGGATTCAAACTCAAAAACAAAGTGAAGCTTGGCAATATCTCACTGACTTAACGACAACAGAATTACTGTTCGGTGGTGGAGCAGGCGGAGCGAAATCTTTTTTAGGTTGTGCTTGGCTGATTAGCATGTGCGGACAATATGCAGGCACTCGTTGGGTTATGGCTCGTGAAGTTTTGAAAACCTTAAAAGAAACCACATTAGCCACCTTTTTTGAAGTTTGTCAAAAATGGAAAATCAAAGCAGGAAAAGATTTTAAATATAATTCAATTGACGGCACTATTATTTTTACAAATAACTCAAAAATTTTGTTTAAAGAATTGTTTAATTATCCTTCTGATCCTGACTTTGACTCTCTTGGATCACTTGAGATAACAGGGGCTTTCGTTGATGAAGCCTCTCAAATAAGTCGAAAAGCAATTGATGTTCTCAATTCAAGACGAAGATTCAAGCTTGATGAATATGGACTTATTCCTAAAACTCTCTTGACTTGTAATCCTACAAAAAAATGGCTTTATAAAGAATTTTACGATCCGTGGAAAAAAAACGAATTGCCATCTGACAAAAAATTTATTCAAGCTTTGGCAAAAGATAATCCGTTTATTTCCAAGCATTACATAAAAAACCTTGAAAATATCAAAGATCAAAACACAAAAGAAAGGTTATTACATGGGAATTGGGAATATGATGATGATCCAGCTAAGCTTCTTGAATACGATGATATTATTGATTTGTTTACCAATCCAGTTAGCACAGCAGAAGATGAACTGCAATATCTTACTTGTGATGTGGCTAGGTTTGGAGCTGACTCAACAGTGATCACACGTTGGCAAGGATTGAAATGTAAAAAAATACAGAGAATTGCGAAAACGAAAACCACCGAAGTCGTGGCAGAGTTGGAGAGACTTTGTCGAAAATTCAAAATTCAAAGAAGTCATGTCGTTGTTGATGAAGATGGTGTAGGTGGTGGGGTTGTAGATCAGTTTGATGGTTGTAAAGGATTTATTAATAATTCATCACCAATTCAGCCAGAAAATGAATTGCTAAAAGTAAATTATGCTAATCTCAAGACACAATGTTATTTTGAATTTGCAAAATTAGCAAAAGAAGCTAAAATAAAATTGTGTTGTCAAGATGAAACAATTAAGGAGATGATTGTTGAGGAATTACAGCAGGTTAAGCAGAAGGATATTGACAAGGATTCTAAGATTCAATTAATTCCAAAAGATCAGATTAAGCAGAATATAGGCAGATCACCAGATATTGCGGATGCACTTATGATGCGAACGTACTTTATATTGAGGCAACTTAATATTTTTACGCCAATTTTTCTATGAAAATCGCTAATATTATTCGCCAAAAATTCTACAATTATTTGCTAAAAGCAAATTACCAAGCCTATCAATATGGTGCATGGCAGAATTCCCTTTCTGATCTTTTTAATAATTCTTCGGCGTTGAGAATTGACATTGACACACTCTATCATCTCTATAATTCGGTTGTAGATATTAAGATGGCAATTAAACGTAGAGAGGACAACACGCTCAAAGAAGGATTTAAAATTGTTGATAAAACCAATAAAGATAAAGACCCAGATTCGCAACAAGCATTCACGGCAAGATCAATTCTTGATTCTGCTACATTGCCTTTTTCATCGCTAAAAAGAAATTGGGTAAGGAATAGATGTATTGCAGGCAATCATTACCTGCTAATCCAAAAATCTCTTAATGGTGATTTTTTAGGTTTGAGAAGCATAGATCCTAGAACAATGTATGTAACAGCCGATCAGTATGGCAAGATCAAGCAATATACACAAAGAGTTCAAGGCTATGATCCTATCATATTCCAGCCAGAACAGATTATTCACTCTGTACTTGATTTATCAACAACTAATCCACTTTTGGGGGTTTCGCCGATAGAATCGATTGTGTGGGATGCTCGGACAGAGCTTTCTTCGCAAGTGAGTAATTATAATTTTTACGAAAATTCAGCTGTGCCAGCTCATTTGATGATTATCGACCAAAACTTATCAGCAGAACAGGCGAAGCAATTACAAGAACAGGTTGAGGCAAAATTCAAAGGCTCAAAAAATCAATGGAAGACTGGAATTATCCCCTTTGTCAAGGATATTAAAACTATCACGCCAACACAAAAAGACATGCAATATCTTGAATCACGAAAATTTTATACAAAAAAAGTAGTCGTGGCATTCGGTGTTGACGCTTCATTATTGGGATATACAGAGGGCATTCAATATTCTAACTTGAAGGTAATCAAGCGTGAGTTCTATGAATCTGTAATCAGACCAGAAGAGATTGAATTTGAGCAAATTGTTAATAATATTTTATTCCCACGTTTAGGACTTGACAGAATATTATTCCAAGCTTTGCCTTCAAATTATGAAGATGAAAAAGAAATTAGGGAAATGGCTAGATCCGATAAGTTAGCTGGAATTATAACCGCAAATGAAGCCAGAGCATTACAAGGTTATGATCCGCATGACAATGAACTTGCAGATGAGCTAATGTTCCAGGGCGGATTAATTGATGATCTTGCCCAAGACTCCGCACAAGTTGTTGAAGCAGTCAAGCAATTAAAAGAAATGAAAGTTAAATCTTTAGAAAATCTATTAGAATAATTATGAATTATAATTATGCCAAAGCAATACTCCACACAATCGTTAAAGCATTACGACGATCGAATGGTCGAAAGCTCAAAAGACAAGAGAAAGCCATGGCGAGACGCATACAGGCGGAATTTGAAGAACAAAAAAAATTCATTCTCAGGAAATCCAAAAAACTATTTGAACAAAAATCAGTAAATTATAGACAAAAAGCCATAGATGACGATATAGATTCAATTTTTGATGATCTTTCTGATGAAGAATTGAAAAAAGTAATTCTGGAAAGTGCAGGATTGACTATGCTTTTTGGGGCGAATTATAGAATCAAGAAAGAAGGATTGGCAAGATTAGGAATCACTTTTGATCTTTCGCATCCATTAGCAGAACAATACTTGAAGACTGACAGAGTTCTAATTTTATCAAAATTAAATGAAACTACAAAAGAACACATCAAACCAATATTGTTAGATGCAGTGGAGCGAGGTGCGAGTTATCAAGAAACAGCTAAAAAGATTGCGGAAAATTATGGACTCTCAAGAGAGCGTTCATTGATGATTGCTACTCATGAGACAGGCAAAGCGTATGAATATGGCAATCGTGTGCCATTACAAGACGCACAAGATGAAGGTAAAAAAGTTGTTAAAAAATGGTCTACTGTTGGAGATGATAAGGTGACTCCAACACATACACAGAATGAAGATGATGGATGGATTCCGCTTGATGATACATTTAGCGGAACAGGAGATCAAGAAGCTCCAGGATCAGATAATCCACGTTGTAGATGTACGACTCTTTATGAAATTAGAAATTGAAATTTGCTTTTTATTTTTTTTTTATTATAATAAAAGCAAATTGTAATTGAGGCATGACTATTGCTAGTCTCTGTTGACTGTTGTCGCCTCAATCAACAATCTTCAACGGAGGCTATAAGTAGTTATATATCACTTATAGTCCTCAATATGAAGCAGTCTAATATTCAATATTTTCAAACAACTTTTGAAAAAAAAGAAGCACCTAAACAAGAAGGATTAAAAATTTCTGGTTACGCATCAACCAAAACTAAGGATAGATATGGTGATATTGTTGATCCAACATCTTTTAAAAATTCAATAAGAAATAATTATAAAAAGAATCCAATTATTCTTGCATATCATGATTCTACAAGACCAGCAGGCAGAGCGGAGGTTTTAAAAACTGATGAGGATGGATTATATATCGAAGCATTGATCACTGATAGAGGAGAAGTAAGACAGCATGTTGAGGATGGCGTATTGAGGACATTTTCGATTGGTTATATCCCAACAAAATTAGAATTTATTAATAAAGATGGCGAAAAATTAAATCCTCAAACAGATAATATTTGGGCGGAGGATGTTACACGAATTATTAAAGCGCTTGATCTAATTGAGATTTCAATTGTCTCTACGCCAGCTAACCCTGACGCTCTTTTTACTTTACAAAAATCAGTCAAAAGTTTTTTTGAGAAAGCAAAAGACGAGGAAGCTGATTTTTCCCAATATCAATTAACTAAAAACATTATGAAATCAAAAAATCTTCTTGCTGAAGTAAAAGATGAAGAAGTTGTTGACACTCCTACATCTGACGATTCAAAACCTGCTGAAATTCCTGCTGAACAGGGCGGAGCAGAAGCGGAAAAAGTCGAAACTCCAAACAGTGAAACACCTGTTAAGGAGGAAGGCGTTGAAATAAATGCCGATGACAATTCCGAGTCTGACGAAGGCAAAAAAGAAGAAGAAAAAATTGATTCCGAAGAGCCTAAAACTGAAAAAGTTGAAGATTCAGAAGACGAAAACAAAAATATAAAAATTGAGATTGAAGGAAAATCTTTTGAAATTCCACAATCTTTAATTTCTGCAAAAACTATTGCGGAATTATCGCTGAAAGTGGCAACACTTGAAGCAAAACTTGAATCAATGCCAGCACAACAGCCTTTAATTTATCAAGAAAATTCAATTGCTCCAAAAAAGGAAATTGAAAATAAAGAAAATTGTAAGGGCTTCAAAGCGGCATTAATTCAATCCGTTAATTAATAATTTAATTTTAAAAATATGCAAATAAAATCAATTGAAGACCTTATTCGGTCAGCTAAACATCAAGATCCACAAATGCAAAAAGACGTTTTGGATTTAGAAAAAAAATCAAATGAGAACGTTAATATAACACAAAATGCTAATTGGTATGATGCTTATGGGGTGGTCAATTCCATTAAGGATTTATCGTCAAAAAATGGCAATATCATGCCAAGATTAGCAGGTGGATATGAAGGAGATGGATTGCCTAAAAGCTATCCAGTTCCTTATGATATTACTAATTATTTTTTGAAGGGAAAAACTGCGTGGACTGATTCAGCTGTTCCAGCTGTATCAGCTCAACAAGTATCAGATGCTAAGGTAACACTTACACCAACATCAATGATTCTTCAGATGAATATTACTGATGAGATGATTGATCATGCTACCGATAAGAGAATAAGAGATTATATTATTGGCAAATTATCAAAAGCGGCTACAAGAACAATGGAATCTATGATTATTAATGGAGATGCAGAGACTGGAGCTTCTGGTAACGTCAATTCAGATGATCAAGCGCCTGCAACTACATTCTCAACTACTGGCGGTGCAAGTGATCATAGAATTTTACTTGATCATGGTATTCGTGAATCAGCAATAAATAACTCTAATACATTAGATGTTTCTGGCTTCGATTCTGATGATATTATGTCCGTAATTAACAAACTTGATCCTCGTTATGTACAGATGAGAGATGAATTATTGATTGTATCAGAGCCACAAACTTATAATTCAATACTTGTAGATGATGCTTTGAAATTGTTAGCTAATACATCAAGGGCAACAATAGATGGTGGAGCGCCTAAACCTTACGGAGTAGAGCTACTTGTGAGCGATTTAGTGCCAAAAACAGAAGCAGATGGCAAGATGGCAGGGATAACACCAGCCAATAATACACTTGGTCAATTCATAGTCTTCCATAAGGAAGCAGTACGACATGGCTTTGGTCAAGGGGTTAATATTGAAGTAACAAGAGTTGCAGGATATGGCTACACTCTAACTTTGACACTTGAATGGGGATTTGTTGTTGTGGATGCGGCTAATACTTGTGCGGCAGGTATTAATGTAACATTAATTTAAATTTTGACTTCCTGCTCTCACTGGAGAGCAGGAGTTAACATTTAATTTTTCAAAAATGCAAACTAAAAAACCTAAAGTTTTCTTACAATGGAATGGTGAAGATTCAATTCGAGTCCGTTTATTAAGCGGACATGAAAAAGTTTTATTTGTAAAAAATGATGTATTTGAAGCTGAATATGATCGAGCCAGAGGGTTAAAAGGTTTATATAAAAAATTCCAAATTCTTGATGCAGAAAATCTTGAAGTTAAAGATTTGAATAAAATTAAAAAAGTGAAAGAACAGGAAAATAAAGAAAAAGAAAAATTAGATGAAGAAAAAGAAAAAGATATTAAAAAAGCTCAAAAAGAAGATAAAAAGAAAGAAGAAATCGGAAAACCTGTTGTTGAGATTCATCAAAAAAAGAAAGAAAAAGAATTAGATAAAGATAGTGATGATGATGATGAAGAAATTCAAAAATAATTAATTTTAAAAATTATGAAAACCACTTTAGAATTTTTTACAAAAACAATTGCAACTCCAGATACTGCGGAAGCATTAACTACAAGTAGAATTTTCGCAAAAAGCGTTACGATTCAAGCCTTGCCAAGCAATACTGTTGATATAATGCTTGGAGATTCAAATTTACAATTCTCTACTGCTAATGGCTCACCTCAATTAGTGCCATATCAGACAGAACACTATGAGAATGTATATTTAGATCAGATTTATCTTGATGTAGATACTGGCGGAGCAGGTCAAGGCGTATCTGTAGCTTATCAAGTCCACAAACTTTTATAAAAAAATATGAATAAAATACAAAAATATATTCTATCCGGATTGTTAGGATTAATAGTTTTTGCTCCGATTGTTTTTGCGGCTTCATCGCCTGTTTTTATGAAAAAAGTGGGAGATGATATTATCCCTCTTCAATCTAATTATGATTTCGGAAGTGTATCTGATCCGTGGGAAGAGGGGCATTTTACAAATCTAAACGCAACATCTTTGGCTATAGGTGGATTAGTTGTTGGCAATCTTGATCTTGATGGCAACAAAATAATATTTGATGACGATCAAGACACTTATGCACAAGCTTCTGGTGATGATCAGATTGATTGGACTATTAATGGTGCAATAGATTTTGTTTTTGGCTCAAACGCTCTAGTGGTGGCAGATGGTAGCACTCTTGATGTTAATGTTATTGCTGAAACAACTCTGGGACATGGCATACAATTTTTAAATGATATTTTATTTGCAAATTCCGAAACTATTAATAACGCAGTTGATGGGATATTGACTCTGCTTGGTGCTGGCGGAATTAATAATGAAAATTTGTCAATAGATTTAGAATCTACAACTGATCAGATTAATTTTTCTTCTTCTACAGGAGTTACACGATTTAATTTTGATCCAATTTGGTTAAATGCTTGGCTCTATACCGAAACAATAAGATCAGAGAGTGCAACTCTTGATGTAGGCTCAACAGGAGCAGTTAATAATGAAAATCTTGTCTTCGATTTTGAAACTTCTGCTAATACTGTTGGCGTAACTTCTGATACAGCAGTTAGTTTGGTAGATTTTGGAAGTATTAATCTTGGAGTGAATGCTTTAGATGTTAGCGATAATGATATTACAAATATAGGAGATGTAAGCTTAGATTCGATCACAGCTGATGGCACAACAATAATAATGAGAAATCTTGGGGACACGAATAATGAAGCTTTGACTTGGGATTTTGAAACTGTAGCAAATAATGTAGGGGTGTCATCTTCAACAGGAGTTTCACTTATAGATTATGGTTTAATTGGGCTTGATATTAATTCTCTTGATGTGTCTGACAATGATATTGCTAATGTTGGCAATATCTCTCTTGACTCAATCTCTGCGGATAATATAACAGGACACATAATTTTAAAAAATATAGGAGGAACAAATAATGAAGATTTAAATTTTGATCTTGAAACAACAGCAAACACAGTAGCCTTATCAAGTTCAACAGGAGTAAACAAATTATCTCTTGGCTTGTTATCTCTTGATTCTAATGTATTAACTGACAGTATTCTATCAGATGCAGGCTTGATATTAGGAGGTGTTGGCGGAACTAATAACGAAAGTTTAACTTTCAATTTTGAAGCTTTAGCAAATATAATTGGAGTTTCCACGACAACAGGAGCAACTGACTTAACATTGACTGGGATTGATATTAATACTACAACAGAAGTTTCAGCAGAAAATATTGTGTCTACAGATGATGTTGATATTACCGATAACTTAACAGTGGGAGACGTTATAATTGATGAAGCAACAGGAGTATTAGCTTTTTCTGGAGCAACTTCGGCTTCTATTCTTACAACAGGAAGTCAAAATAATTTAATTCTTGGCGGAGCTAATCAAACAAATAATGAAAATCTTATATTTAATTTTGAAACTGTAGCAAATATTGTTGGCATATCAAGCAATACAGGAGTTACAACTATTGATCTTGATCCTGCTTTACATTTATCTGGTGCAATTTGGAGTTCAGCTTTAACAGTACCAGGTGGAAGTTTAGCAATTTCTGGAGCAGTTGGAACAAATAATGAAAACTTGACTTTCAATTTTGAAAGTGTGGCAAACACTGTTGGAGTTACAAGTACAACAGGGGTACTTGACTTAACATATACAGGAATAGACTTAAATTCAACTACTGAAATTTCAGCTGAAAATTTAATCTCAACTGACGATGCGGATATAACAGACAATCTCACCGCTGGAGATATAACAATCGATGAAGCTACTGGAGTTTTGGCTTTCAGTGGTGCGACTTCTGCATCTATCCTTACAACAAACGCAGGAATGAATACTTTAACTCTTGGAGGTGCAGGACAGACTAACAATGAGAATTTGACACTTGATTTTGAAAGTGTACCGAATATGATTGGTATTAATAGCTCAACTGGAGTTACGACTATTGACATCAATCCAGCTATAGCACTTAACGCCAAAATTAATACAACTAGTATTAATATACCTAGTGGGATATTAACATTTACAGGCGTAGCAGGAATTAATAATGAATCTTTAGTCTTCGATTTCGAAACAACTTCAAATCAAATTGGCGTTTCTTCTTCGACAGGTGCAACAACTATTGATTATGGTTCAATTAATCTAGGTGTTAATGGTCTTGATCTATCGGAAAATAATATCACTAATGTTGGAGATATAGGCTTGGATTCAATTACAGCAGATGGCACGACTATTCTTATGCAGAACACAGGAGATACAAATAATGAAAATCTAACTTGGAATTTTGAAGCTACGCCAAATACTGTAGGGGTATCAACTTCAAGCGGTGTTGATACAATTGATTTTGGCACAATATTATTGGTCGCACCTATAGGATCAACAGATATTTCTTTTGCAGGTGGATCAATTAAAATTCATGGAGTAGGAGGATCGAATAATGAGGCTCTTGATTGGAATTTTGAAAGTGTCGCAAATAATGTTGGGATTTCTTCGGCAACAGGGGTAACAACGGTTGATTTTGGGTCTTTGAATCTTGGAGCGAATGGGGTTGATGTTTCTGATAATAACATTACCAATGTCGGCTCAATCCAACTTGACACATTATTAACTGATGGCACAACACTTGAAATGCAAGGTGCGAATGGAACTTATAATGAAGATCTAATTTGGAATTTTGATGGAGGCTTAAATCTTATTTCCGTAACGACAGGAACAGGAACAGGGACAATTGATTTTGGAAATATTGATTTGCAAACGGATGAACTTTGGATTGACAGTTCAATTCTAGCTACGCCATCAGGAGACACACTAATTACAGCAGTTGGTGGAATAACCATGACTAATCCAATTCAGCGAGTTGCAGGGAATGGAGGAGCAATTAATATTACAGCTGATCCACAAGTACAATCAGGACTTGATGGACAAATTGTAATAATTCAAGGAACTCATGGAACTAATACAGTACAATTAGATGATGGGGCAGGATTGGCATTGGCTGGTGGAGCTTCTATAATACTAGGTCAAGGTGATAATATTATGTTAATGTTTGATGGGGGTGATGATATATGGTATGAAGTTTCGCGATCAGATAATTAATTTTTAACTTTTATTTTATGAAAAAAACATTATTAACAATTTTAATTTGTTTGTTATTAATCCCATTTGTTTTTGCAAGTTCAACTTCTTCAAAAGATTTGATTACTAGTGCAGAAAAAAATTCTGAAAATGCACAAAAATTATATGAGAATGCACAGTATATTTATGATGAGATTGTTTTTGAAAAAATTGATACTCCTATTGAACATACTGTAAGAAGAAATTTGGATCAAGCAGGAGAACATGCAGAAGAAGCATGTGAATTATATATTGATATGCAAGAATTTTTTGGTGGGAAAAAAGTAAAAGAATGTAAATAATATTTTTTAATTTTTTTTTATGAAAATTGAGGGTAAAGGGGGAATAATAATTATTATTATTTCAATTTTAATTTCATTTTTTTTGGGGTTTTTTGTTCCAAAATTAATTACAAATTATAGATTGAATTTGGTTCAAACTGGATATCAAAAAGGTATTGAAGATGTTGTGAGTTCGATTGAGCAGAATGGTTTTGTTAATATTCCATTAACAGATGAAACAGGCAAAAAAAACAATTTAAAATTAGTGCCTTATGGAGAAGAATCTAAAAAATAAATTAATAATTGGGACTTCAATTGGTCTAACAATAGGGGCTTCTGTTGTTGCGATATCAATTGACAATAATAATAGAGTATCCCCAGTCGAGACAAAACAAGTTCAAGTTCTTACTTGGAATGAATTACAGGATTATGTAGATATGGGGAATATTGCATTAAAAAATAAAAAGGAATTTTCAAATATTTCTTTTGACAATCCAATTGAAAAAATAATACAAGGCGAAATTGTAACTTATGATTTTTCAAAAACTAAATTTAAAAATAAAGATTTTTTACAAACTAAATTTTCACAAAATGGAAACTAAAAAAATATATTTATCCAAAACATTCTGGACCGGAATTGCTACGATCTGTACAGGTATTGGATTATTCGTTACAGGGGATCAGAATATAGAAGAACTAATTATATCTTCAATGGGTGTTGTTTTCACAATTTTAAGATTATATACCGAAAAACCAATTTCTAAATAAGTCAAATGGCATTTACCACAAAAGAAAAAGTCAAATATCACATTTGGGGCAGTACTACGTCTACACAATACGACTCTATTTTCGATCAATTAATTGCTCAAGTAGATGACGTAATTACTAAAAGAACAGGAGTGGCAACAGATTCTAGTGCAGTTGTAACAGTTACGAATGAGATTGTGCGAGGACTTGGAGGACTTGAGATTAAAACAAATAAGCATCCAATTACAGAATTAACCAAGATCGAAGCAAGAGACTCCAATAATGATTGGGACGAATATACAGACGAGGTTATAACTACAGTCGAATTTGATGACGACACAATATATACGGAATATGTTGTAGCTCCAATCGGCAAAAGACAAATAAGATTAAACTACAAAGCAGGATATAAGACAACTGATGTGCCAGATGATTTAGTTTTATGCGCGACTCTTATGGTCGTTCAATTATTCAATCAGCGAGACATTGTGGGCTTACAATCTCAATCCGTGTTGGGTATGAATTTACAAATCTCACAGGAAGATAATAATTTTATTGAAAAAATATTAACCCAATATACGCCTATATATGCGTTATAATGCTACATATTCGACTTATAGATGGACTGAAACAAGCGGAAAATGGGCTTATTCTGGTTCAGCTACACTATCGAATATGATGGGGTTTTTTGCTACTCTTGATGGAAAAACAAAAGCTACGCTTGGATTAGATCATTCGGCAGAGGCATTCTATCTATTGACAGCACAAACCAATCTTATAAGAAAAGATAAGGTTGTTATTGATAGCGTGAATTATTATGTTGAAGCGGTTGAACAGATCAATATGGGAAGCCAAAAACTTTCAAAAATTCTAATCAATAAAGATCATGAATGATCCAATGTCAATTACAATTGACGATTCACAATTCCAAAAATTAATTAAAAAATATCCAGGCGAAGTCAAAAAAGCGGTGAAAGATTCCTTGTTTGCTGGTATTCTGCTAGTGCAGAATAGAGCTAAAGAACTATCGCCATATAAGACTGGGAACTTGAGAAGAAGTATTGATAATGAAGTTGGAGATTATGAAGCTTCTGTTGGTACTGATGTTATCTACGCTAGAGTTCAAGAGTTTGGTTATTCACCTCGGAATATTCCGCCATATAATAATAAAGGCTATCTCCGCCCTGCCTTAGCAGAAAGAGAAAAAGAAATTATAGAAATATTCTCACAAAATCTTAATAAAATTAAAATATGAGTCTACAAACGGTCAGAACACAATTAAAGTCAATTGTTGATGGAGTCAAAACTGCACAAGCTGAAATCAGTGCTACGCTTGATTATATGCCTGCGCAGATTACTGCTACTCCGCTTGTCTGTATTATATATGATTCTGCCAATGAAGATTATGCTACAACAGGGCAGAATATGCTTGAGGCTAATTTTATTATTCGAGTGATAATTGATAATACAGCCAATTATTCAACACAAAATAATCTTATGCTTAGTATTGTTGATGATCTTCTTGACGCATTCAGATTGAGAACTAATCAGACTCTAGGGGGAAATGTATACAGTACCCTAGTTCGTTCAGTGAGTTCAATCCAGAGTGGTTTGACGGAAAATCTAAGTGTGTTATTTGTAGATATTGGCGTGACAGCAAAAGGATTGAAAACAACTTAAAACATGTTAAAATAAAAATGAAGAATTGAGGCACTTTTTATCGCCTTAATTTTTCAAAAATGCAAACAATCATTACTCTATCCAATATTTCTATTCCAAATTGTCCGCAATTAGCACAAGGGATAGAAGTAAGGTTATCTGATCAATTAGCAGATCAGCTTGTTTCTGCTAAATTGGCAAAATTTAAAACTAACGGAAACACAAAAAAAGCAAAAGAGCAAGAAAACAAAGATGAAGAATTTAAAAAAGAAGATGAAAAAGATGTTAAAAAATCTAAATAATTTTATAAATTAATTTTTAAAATATGGGAAATGAAGTTTTTTCAAATCTATGTTCGGCTTCACTTATCAAAGAAACTGCACTAGTTCCTGTTATTCCTAACGTTTTTTTCTATCTCAATGATGAAGACTTAGCGGCAGATTATGGTGGAGTTGATGGGAATTATATTGCCGGCAATCGTTCAGAAGCTCAAAAATCAATTAAAAAAGCGTTGCCTGCTCCAGTTGGGACAATCAATATAGATGTAGAGCCAGCAACATTTGGTCATTTTTTGAATGGCGTTTGTGGTGGGTTCGCTTCTGGTGCATATCTGCCTATTACTGCTCCTAGTGGAGCATTTACGGTTGGAGAAACAGTACATGATAGTACTCCTGTTACGCCTATTACTGGTGTTGTGGCTTTCGATGGTGGAGATTATTTATTGATAACTGGTGCTTCTGGCGACTTCTTAACAGGCGGAACATTAACAGGAGAAACATCAAGTAAAACAGCAACAATAACAAGATTTGATGCGGCAGTTTACGGACACGCTCAAAATCTTCCTGTTACTCTTGATGAGACTTACACTTTACAATTCAATTATGTCAATAATGCTATAAGATTTTATAATGTACGATTCACTGGATTTGATGCGGTGGGAATGTCAGATAACAAGATAACATGCGGAGTCAAATGTATGTGTGGCGGACAATTCCGACATGCTAAAGTTATGGCACAATTAACAGCAGGATCAGGGGCAAAATCAATCACAGTTGATCAAACAAGCGGATTAAAAGCGGCAGGAGGCGACACAATTAAAGTATTCAGACCAAGCACAGGTGTATTTTTGGATTTTGCTTCGACAGGAGTTAAGACTCACACAACTGGAACAATAAGCACAGAAACAGCCATCCCAATTACTAATCTTGAAACTCAACTTGAAGTTGGGGACTTAATTGTGCTTGCTCCGCAAACAGCCACATATTCAACAAGTGATGTATTCATTTGGCAAGGTGGATCAACAGTAACTATTGGAGCAACATTGGCAACATTGGCAACAGCTTATATTGAAGAATTTTCAATTGTTCTTAACAATGAATTTGAGGAAAGATGGTCAGCTGGGGGGTCTGATATTGTTGATAGATTCCCAACAACAATATTACAAAAACAATTCCGATCAACTGGTTCAATTAAGGCTTATTATCAAGATGAGGGCTTTGTGCGAAATGCTAGACTTGATTCTGATCAAGCTATGAGATGGAAAACGGAAGGTGGATTAATCTCAACAAGTGCGGAAAAATACACTTTACGTTTTGATTTTTCAAAAATTCACTATGAACCTTTTGAGACTAACATGAAATCAGGCGAAATAATTAATCAAGAAATAAATTGGAAAGGGTTTTATTCTGAAACTGATGGTCGAGAAGCTAGAGCATTATTGATTAATGCAACAGCAAGTTATTAATATTTATTTTCTAAATTTTAAAAAAAATGTCAGTCATAAAATTATCTAATGGGGAGGCACATTTACTTGATTTTATTCCTCGTGGAATTGAACGAGAATATAACATAATGCAAGCTGGCGATATGAGCCAAGTTATGCAATTTGATAATGAAGAAGTAAAAAAAGCTAAGACACAAGGCAAATCAGATTCAGAGATTGAAGCTATAATTCAAAAATCCATGAACTCAAAAGGTTCTGGAATAGAATTGAAATTTGCAAATATTGAAAAAGCAAAAGATATTCTAGTTCTAGGAGTAATTGATAAATTAATAATTAATGAGAAAGAAGTAAAATTTGATCAAGAATATTTAGATAAAAAATTGTCGAGTCTTGATTGTAAAACAATTTATGAAAAAGCTTTGAAATTATTGAAAGCTGAAATCCCAAAAGACTAGGGCGGGAACTTTCTGATTTTTTAAGCGGAAAGTCAAAAACTGCCCCAAGAGAATATAGCGAATTAGTATTATGCCGAGATGTCTTCCACTGTTTACCTTCCGAATTAGACAAGGAAGATAGCCACAGGATAAGATGTCTTGTTGAGTGTATGAATATTGAAGCTATAGAAGAAAAAAGAAAAGCAAAACATAAAGATAATTTTAAATAAAATATGGCAACAGCCGCAGAAATCAACGTTTTATTAAAACTGAAAGACGAGCTGTCAAAACAGATGTCTACGATTGCCAACAACACAAAATCGTACATGTCCAACGTTTCAGATTCATTAAAAATTGCTAGTGTGGCAATAGTTGGATTTGGCGTGGGCATAGCGGCAGTCGCAAAAAAAGCTCTTGATTCTGCTAATGAATCAGAAAAAGCAGAGGCAAGATTAACACAGTTAGCAATTCAAGCTTCCCATGCGACAATGCAACAAGTAGAAGCATTAAAACAGCATGCTTCGGCATTACAAAATCTTGGTGTAGTTGAAGGAGACACGATAATGATAGGACAAGGACAATTGGCGACATTTGCTTTAACTTCTGACTCCATTCAGAAATTAACACCTGCTTTACTTGACATGGCAGTTGCCAATAAGGGAGTCAATGTAAGTGAAGAAGACATGATTAATCTTGGTAATATGGTGGGGAAGGTAATGCAGGGGCAAGTTGGTGCATTATCCAGAGTAGGCGTTACTTTTTCGGAAACACAAGAAAAAATGTTAAAATTTGGTGATGAGAGCGAAAGAGCTTCTATATTAACTGAAATTTTAGCACAAAATTTTGGTGGCATGAATGAAGCCATGAGAACAACAACTCTGGGTGGTATTCAAGCAATGAAGAATACTATTGGTGATCTTTGGGAAGAACTTGGATTTAGATTACAGCCTATAATTAATAATGTTGTCCAGGCGTTTTTAGATTTTGTCGAAAGAGCTGGTGGTGTTGAAGGTATAATTAATAAATTAACTGAAGCATTCAGAATACTTGAACCTGTCATACCCATAATTGCAGGTGCAATTGGTGGGGTATTGGTTGGGGCAATTGTATTATTGATTGCTTCAGTAGGGGCATTGCTGATTGAACTTGCACCATTTATCGCAATTGGTGCGGCGATAGCTGGAGTAGTAACAGGCTTAATTTTTGTTTGGCGAAATTGGGGTGAAGTGCAAGCTTATGTTGTTGAACACTGGAAGACTCTAGCTATTGTTCTAGCTCCTTTTTTGACAATTCTTGCTCCAATAATTGCAGGGATATATTTATTGATTACGGTTTTACAGGAAATTCTCATCCCACTTGATGAATGGAAAGAACGCTGGAATACTGTTTTGAATTTTATTTCAAATTTATGGTTTTCGACAAAAACAAATATAGAAACCTATTTATTATTGCTTTCAATTTCAATTTCTGAAACATGGGAGGCGATCTCTTCAACAATAACAAGTATTGCCACTGGAATATGGGATGCAATATCATATATTTTTACGGTTGGAATTGGCTTGATTAATGCAATTCTTTTAGCTTTTGGAATAAATGTTGGTGCAATCTGGACCTCAATCAAGACAACTGCAATAGCAATCTGGAACGCATTAGTAATGGAAGGCCTGAAAATATGGAATGCACTTGCAGAATTTTTAACAGAATTTTTACAAAAAATTAAAGAAACATGGATTACAATTTGGACTGTTATTTCTGATTTTTTTATAAATATTTGGGATGTAATAATTGGATTTTTAGGTGGAGTTTGGGAAAATATAAAAGAAAAATTTACTTCGAATGGTGCGGTAATTGAAAGTATTTGGGCGAATGTTTGGCAAAATATTTCACAAAAAGTTTCTG